CGACTTCAATTAGAGTAAAACCTAATCAAACTCCAATTACAGAGGATGCTTCTGTGCTTGAAACAATCAAGGAATCACAAAAGAATATTACTGAAATCTATCAGGAACAATCTTATGATGAATTGACTCAAGCTCTGAATGATTATCTTTCTGGTGATTCTGAAGGTGAAACTTCAACAGAAGAATCTCAACCTAAACAGGCTGAGAAATCTGCTGAGAAATCTTTTGACGCCAAAGAGACTTCAGATGCATTCGATGATTTGTTCAATAGCTAAATGAAACCCCGTGGGTGGTTATCTCACGACAATCACCCACACTTAATTGGAGAAAAATATGTCTACAAGAGACGAATTAGCTGGTGTCTTAGCCGATACCTTAAATAAACAATTCAAGGATATGAAAGTTGCATATTTCTTGGATGGTACAGATACAACACCTACTGATATAAAAGATTTTGTGTCTACTGGTTCTACAATGTTAGACTTAGCAATATCAAACAAACCTGATGGTGGTATTGCAGTCGGTAGAATTACAGAGTTAAATGGACTTGAGAGTAGTGGTAAATCATTACTAGGAGCTCATATGCTTGCTGAGACTCAAAAGAAGGGTGGTGTTGCTGTCTATATCGATACTGAAACAGCTGTCAGTACAGAATTTCTATCATCAATCGGTGTTGATGTAGAGAGTATGTTGTATCTACACCTAGAAACGGTAGAAGACATTTTTTCAGCTATCGAAGAAATCACAGCAAAGGTTCGTGAAAGTGATAAAGATAGATTAGTTACTATCTTGGTTGATTCACTAGCCGCTGCTTCGACAAAAATAGAAATGGATGCCGAGTTTGATAAAGATGGTTACGCTACTTCAAAAGCTATCATCATATCTAAAGCTATGAGAAAGATTACTCAAATGATTGGAAGACAACGAATAGCTTTAGTGTTCACGAATCAACTCAGACAAAAACTCGGAGTAATGTTTGGAGACCCTTGGACAACAAGTGGTGGAAAAGCATTACCATTCCATGCTTCAACAAGAATTAGATTGAAGAATACTGGACAAATCAAAGATAAAAAGAACAATACTATCGGTATGAAGATGAGAGCTCAAGTCATTAAAAACAGACTTGGTCCACCTATGAGACATGCTGATTTTGAACTTTACTTTGAAAGTGGTATTGATGATGAGGGTAGTTGGTTGAAAGTTATGAAAGACCATAGACTTGTTAAACAAGCAGGTGCTTGGTACACAATGGACAATCACAAAGGAGTAGAACTCAAGTTTCAATCTAAAGATTGGGGTGAACAACTCAAAGATAAAGACTTTAGAACCTATTGTTACAACTTAATATGTGAAAAGGTTATTCTCAAATACGAAAAGAACTTTGGTATAGATGATGTGGTCGTAGAAGAGGAACTAAGTGAGTAATAAAAAGTATCTTTCTATACTTGATGAAATCAAGAAGAAGGGTGGTTCTTTAGACGGCGGAAATCCTGATGATAAAGTACTTGTTATAGATGGCCTAAATACTTTT